AAGCAAATGTTTCATTCCGAACATCTGCAGGAAAAGTGGGCACCTCTTTTAGACTATCAGGGTCTTGATTCAATCAAAGATTCTCATCGTAGAGCTGTAACCGCTGTCCTGCTCGAAAACCAAGAAAGATTTTTAAAGGAAGAGTCTGCATTTAATTCAGGTGGCATTGGCAACCTGATGGAAGCAACTCCTACCATGAATACCGGTAGCACATCAATCGTCAGTGGCGTTGGTGGTGCTGGTTTTGGTGGCGCTGCTGCTGCTGGCGGACCAACTGCAGGTTTCGATCCCGTTCTGATCTCACTGATCCGTCGTTCGATGCCTAACTTGATCGCTTACGACATTTGTGGCGTTCAACCAATGACTGGACCTACTGGTCTTATCTTTGCAATGCGTTCTCGCTATAACAATCAGTCAGGTAGCGAAACCTTCTACAACGAAGTTGATTCTGCATGGTCAGGACAACCATTCGGTCGTGACAATTCAGATGGTTTCACTGATACTCTTGCTGGTATGGGTACTACCGCTCAGAGCGGAACCAATCCAGGAGTTCTGAACCCAGTTGGTACTGCTGCTTCTGCCGCGTATAACGTTGGTCAGGGCATGAGAACCGATCAGGCAGAATCACTTGATTCTGGTGCTGATGCATTCAACCAGATGGCATTCTCGATCGAGAAAGTCACTGTTACTGCAAAGTCAAGAGCTCTGAAAGCCGAGTATTCATTAGAACTAGCTCAGGACCTCAAGGCAATCCACGGTCTGAACGCTGAAGCGGAACTCGCAAATATTCTCTCAACTGAGATTCTTGCCGAGATCAACCGCGAAGTCATCAGAACCATCTATAAGGTTGCTGAGCAAGGTGCTGTTCAGAACGTCGCAACTCCTGGCGTATTTGACCTCGACGTTGACTCCAACGGTCGTTGGTCAGTTGAGAAGTTCAAGGGTCTTCTGTTCCAAATCGAGCGTGATGCAAATGCGATTGCTCAGAGAACAAGAAGAGGAAAGGGCAACATCATCATGTGCTCTGCTGATGTTGCTTCAGCACTGACCATGGCTGGTGTGCTCGATTACACTCCTGCTCTTAACGCTAATCTGTCTGTTGATGACACCGGCAACACCTTTGCTGGTACTCTGATGGGCAAATTCCGTGTTTATATTGACCCATATGCTGCTAACCTGACTTCAGGTAACGCAACTCCAGGAAACCAGTACTATGTTGTTGGTTACAAGGGTTCAAGTCCATATGATGCAGGTCTCTTCTATTGCCCATATGTTCCTCTCCAAATGGTACGTGCCGTTGGCGAGAACAGCTTCCAACCAAAAATTGGATTTAAGACTCGTTATGGTATGATTGCTAACCCATTTGCCGAGGGTACTACCCAAGGTCTTGGTGCTCTTACCATTAACGCTAACCGCTACTACAGAAGAGTTGCTGTCAAAAATCTTATGTGATTTTCCTTATCAAAGGTTTTCTGGGACCCCCAAGGGGGTCCTTTTTTATTGGTTTACTGGTTGACACGAATCAAAAGAGGGAATATAATGCTTTTACATAGTTTACATTTTTAATCATCATGCAATCTAGTATCATTACTGGTGGTCCTGTACACAATTACAAATTCAAAAAACTTTCTTCTAGAGGAGGTTCAAAAACTCAATACCCCTGGATGCAAACCCCCGTTAATGGATGGTTTTTTAAAGCAGTTTCAAAAGAAGATTTGGATAAGGATAAAGGTCGTCCAGGATATCCAAAATCTATAAAAGATCTAAACATGAAGTGGAGTACTGAAAAAACTTTTTGTGAGGAGACCAAACAATATGGTTATCTTTGTACACGTTTGAGATAATTTAAATGCCATCCTCTGGGATGGTATTTTTTTATCTAAATAATTAAAAAATGGCTAGAGCAGGACAAATTGAGAACAGAAATTTTCTTTCTCCTACTGGATTTAAATTTTCTTTAACCAGAGCCCCTAAAGTTTCTTTTTTTTGTAATCAAGCAAATATACCAGATATCAATTTAGGTATTGCGTTACAACCATCATACCTAAAAGATATTGATGTTCCTGGAGATAAATTAGTTTTTGGAGATTTAAATCTTCGTTTTATGGTAGATGAAAATCTCGAAAACTATATGGAAATACAAAATTGGATGAGAGGACTTGGATATCCAGAAAGGTTGGAGCAATTTGCCGAATTGGATTCGGCAGGATTAGCAAGCGAAAATTATATTCAAAGAGGGCATAAAATTTACTCTGACGGCACATTGCAAATTTTAACAAGTTCGCAAATACCAAATTTTCAAGTAGTATTTAAAGATTTATTTCCATATTCTCTAGGAACTTTAATATTTGATTCTTCAGATACAGATATTCAATACTTTACAGCAGATGTGGGATTCAAGTATACTATTTACAATATAACTGATTTGGCAGGAAACTCATTATGAGTATAGATTTGGATGCAATCCAAAAAATGTGGGAACAAGATTCAAAAATTGATATGGATAATCTCCATACAGAATCTTTAAATATTCCAATACTTCATGCAAAATATTTTGATTTATACAATACTATTTTTTTACTCAGAAAAAAAGCAGAACAACAAAAAAGAAATATAAGGCACGAAAGATATGAATATTATTCTGGAAAAGCAGATCCAGATGTTTATGTGGAAAATCCATTTCCCAAAAAAATTAGAGATAAAGATACTATGCAAAAATATCTTGATGCGGACGAAAAATTATCCACTGTTTGTTTAAAAATTGATTATTACGATACAATATTAGTGTATATTGAAAGTATCTTAAAGATGATATTTCAGAGAAATTACCAGATAAAAAATAGTATAGATTTTATGCGATTCCAATCCGGATTGGGATAATAAATACTCATAGCATGATGAATGTTATGAGTGACGTAATTATTGAAAAGAAAAATGAAGTTTTCTTGAAACTTCATTGTGAATCGCATATTCTTTATGAACTTCAACCTTATTTTACATTTGAAGTTGAGTCTGCAAAATTCATGTCCCAATATAGAAGCAGACATTGGGATGGAAAAATCAGACTTTTAAGTACGCATACGGGAGAGATTTATGTTGGATTACTTGATAAAGTAATCGACAAGCTTTCTTTGCATAATTATACTTATAAATTTAAAGAAAATAAATTTTATGGCCAACCTTTTGAGGTGAACGAAAACATCTCATATGAAGGGGTCAAGGATTACATGAACTCTATTTGTTCCCATTCTCCTCGACAATATCAAATTGAGGGAGTATATGATGCTCTAAGGCATAATAGAAAATTATTAATAAGTCCCACTGCATCTGGTAAATCGTTGATGATTTATTCTCTCGTAAGATATTATGTAGACAAAGGACAAAAAATTCTTTTAGTTGTTCCGACGACATCTCTTGTGGAGCAGATGTACAAGGATTTTCAAGATTATGGTTGGGACTCTGATTCATACTGCCATAGAATTTATTCTGGAAGAGAAAAAACAAATGAACATCCTGTCACAATTACAACTTGGCAATCTGTATATAAACTAGAACGTTCATTTTTTGAAGATTATGGTGTCATTATAGGTGATGAAGCTCATTTGTTCAAGAGCAAGTCACTTATAGAAATTATGACTAAACTCCATCACGCAAAATATCGTTTTGGATTTACCGGAACTTTGGATGGCACTCAAACTCACAAATGGGTTTTAGAAGGATTATTTGGACCATCATATAAAGTTACTAAAACTGAGGAATTGATGCGGCAAGGACATCTTTCTCAATTAGATATTCGTTGTATTGTACTTAAGCATACACCACATAAGTTTGAAACTTATGAAGATGAAATTCAATATATTATTTCAAATGAACAAAGAAATAAATTTATTACAAATTTAACTATTGATTTAAAGGGAAATACTTTGGTTCTTTTTTCCAGAGTTGAAACACATGGAGCAATACTCTATGAAAAGATAAATAACAATACAGGTGAAGATCGTAAAGTATTTTTTGTTCATGGTGGAGTTGATACTGAAGAACGAGAATTAGTTAGAGAAATTACAGAAAGAGAAAATAATGCGATTATTGTTGCTTCTTATGGAACTTTTTCTACTGGAATTAATATAAAAAATTTACATAATGTAATATTCGCTTCACCAAGTAAATCAAGAATTCGCAATCTTCAATCAATAGGTAGAGTATTGAGAAAAGGAAAAAATAAAACAAAAGCAATTCTCTATGATATTGCAGATGATTGCACATATAATTCAAGAAAAAATTACACATTAAATCACCTAATAGAAAGGATTAAAATATATTCGGAGGAAAATTTTAACTATGAAATACTTACAATACAATTTAATAAAAAATGAGTATTGAAGAAGATTTTTACGCAACAATCAAACTAAAAAACGGTGAAGAAATATTTGCAAAAGTAGCTGCTTCAGAAGAAACAGATAGAACAATGCTTATTGTTTCTTATCCTATCGTTGTATCTGAATTTAAAAATAGATCTGGTATGATTGGTTATAAAATTGAACCATGGTTAAAAACAACAACAGAAGATATGTTCATCATTAATTTAGATGATGTCTTAACGTTAACAGAGTCTTCTGATATTGAAATGATAATGATGTATCAATCATACATAAGAGAATATTCTAGAGTAAAAAATAAAGAAACAAAAATAAGCCGTAGAATGGGATACATTGCCAATGTAAATGATGCTAAAGAGATCTTAGAAAAGCTTTATAAAAATAGCTAAGTTAATCATTTCAACCTCCACAAAGGTAATTGTACACATTTTTAGATACCTTGTCAAGTACATTTGAAAATGTTATAATCTCTACATAATAGTGATAAAAACTTATGATAACTACAGCAGTTATGACCAAAAGAAAAAGGTCTGAGCATTATGTCAACAACAAAGACTTTTTGGCAGCACTTATTAAGTATCGTGAAGATGTTGAGATTACCTTTATCCAAAAGTATGGTAGAGAACCGACAAAAGAAGATAGAGGAAAATCTTGGGATACTAAACCACCAATTCCAAAGTACATTGGAGAGTGTATTCTAAAGATAGCAAATCACTTATCATTTAAACCAAATTTTGTTAATTATATGTTTAAGGAAGATATGATTTCTGATGGAATAGAAAATTCTATTCAATATATTCATAATTTTGATCCAGCTAAATCTCAAAATCCTTTTGCATACTTTACTCAAATTATTCATTACGCTTTTCTTCGTCGTATTCAAAGAGAAAAACGTCAATTAGAAATTAAAAATAAAATTCTTGAGCGTTCGGGTTATTCTGAGGTATTCGATGACATATCGGTTGACGGATCCAATTACAGCGATTATAATTCTATTAAGGATAATATCCATGCGAAATTGAGGTATTGATGCGAATCGCTTTAATTAATGATAGTCATTATGGGGCTAGAAAAGGTTCAAAGTTATTTCACGACTATTTCGAACTCTTCTATAAGAATGTGTTTTTCCCAACGCTGGAACAGTATGGGATCACAACAGTTATTCATATGGGAGATGCTTTTGACAGTCGCAAATCAATTGACTATCAAAGTTTAGAGTGGGCTAAAAGAGTTGTATTTAATCCTCTTTCCAAGTATGAGGTTCATATGATTGTTGGTAATCATGATTCTTATTATAAGAATACAAACAATACTAACTCTCCACAACTTCTTCTTAATGATTATCCAAATGTAAAAACGTATTCATCACCAACAGAGATTAAGGTTGGAAATCTTGATATTCTACTTCTTCCTTGGATTTGTATGGATAATCAAGAACAATCTTTGAAAATGATTCAAAAGACCAAATCAAAAGTTGCTATGGGGCATTTGGAACTTCAAGGATTTCGTGTAAATCGTTCTTTAGTTATGGAACATGGACTGGAAGCGGATATTTTTAAAGACTTCAAAAAGGTATTTTCTGGTCATTACCACACTCGTTCTGATAATGGAACTATATTCTATACGGGAAATCCTTATGAGATTTACTGGACCGATGTAGGTGATACTCGTGGATTCACTGTCTTTGATACAGAGACATTGGAACATGAATATATTAATAATCCATATAGAATGTTTCATAACATTTATTATGAAGATACTAATTATCAAACTTTTGACACTAGGGAATATGAAAATAAAATTGTAAAAGTAATTGTTCGCAAAAAAACAGACACTAAACAGTTTGAAAAATTTATTGATAAACTTTATTCTTCTGGAATTGCTGAACTTAAGATTGTTGAAAACTTTGAAATGCAAGAATCTACTGAGTTTGAAGCGTTTGAGTCTGAAGATACAATCTCTATTCTGAATAGATATATTGAGGAGGCAGAAGTTAATCTTGATAAGTCTGTGGTTCAAAAAATTCTTCAAGAAGTTTATCAAGAAGCGTGTGAACTTGCATAATGTTTATTTTAACAATCAACGGCAGAGAAAAAGAAGGCGCATATTCTGTTATGAATGATGAAGGAGAACATATCCTTTATTTGTTTCAAGAAGAAGATGATGCGATGAGATATGCCATGATGTTAGAAGATGATGGATATCCTGAAATGCATGTAATTGAAATTGAAGATGAAATAATGATAAAAACTTGTGAACTCCATGATTATCAATATACTGTAATTACCCCCAATGATATTGTTATTCCTCCAAGTAATGTGACCCATGATTTTATTTAAGACTATAAAATGGCGTAATTTTTTAAGTACTGGCCAGCACGAAACTGAACTTGATTTCACAAAAAACTCAACGAATCTTATTATTGGATCAAATGGTGCTGGAAAGAGTACGGTTCTTGATGCACTAACCTTTTCTTTGTTTGGGAAACCATTTAGACGTGTAAATAAACCTCAACTTATTAATTCTGTAAATGATAGAGATTGTAGAGTTGAAGTTCAGTTTGATATTGGTAGTACCTCTTGGAGAGTTGTGAGAGGTATTAAACCAAATATATTTGAGATTTACCGCGATAATTCTTTACTAGATCAATCTGCCGCTGCTTTAGATCAGCAAAAATGGTTGGAACAAAACGTTCTTAAAATGAACTATAAGTCATTCACTCAGATTGTTATTCTTGGATCAAGTACTTTTGTTCCTTTTATGCAACTTCCTGCAGCACATCGTCGTGAGGTGATTGAGGATTTGCTTGATATTAAAATCTTTTCATCAATGAATCTTGTAATCAAAGATAAGATTCGTATGT